AGCACCTTCAGAGAGCGCGCAGCACCTTCAACCCCAAGCCCCAGGGAGGCCCAAGGCGATGAACGATGTAGCTCCAGTTGCGCGACAAGGGTCGCCTACTGTCCTGACGACCGCTGGCATACGGCGCGGCGGCCGATGGCAGCAGGTGTTCATCCCGGTCAAAAACGACCCAGGCGAGCTGATGCGTATCGATAAAAGCCGGCTGCGCGTCGACCACGACTACCAGCGCAGCAAGGTCGACTACATCCGCGTCGCTCGCTACGCCGCCAACTGGTCGTGGGTCTCATGCGGCGCGCTGATCGTCTCCAAGCGCTCCGAGGATTTCTTCGCGATCGTCGACGGGCAGCACCGCTGGGAGGCGGCCAAGCTGATCGAGACGATCCGCGAGCTGCCGTGCCTTGTCTTTCCCCTCGACCAGCTGCGCGACGAGGCGATCGGGTTCCTGGCGGTCAATACCGAGCGCAAGATGCCGTCGCTCGCCGACCAGATCAAAGCGCTGCTCATCGCCGGCAACGAGGATGCGATCCTTGCCGACAAGCTCGCCAAGCAGGCCGGGCGGCACATTGCTGCCGGCACCGGGCCTTACACCGTCGCCTGCGCCGCCGAGTTCTTGCGCCTCATCCAGGCGGACAGCGCGGCGGTCGAGGCGTGCTGGCCGGCGCTCGCCGGGGTCTGCCAGGGGCAGGCGCTGAGCCACAAAATCCTGCGCGGCGTCGTCACGCTGCAGCGCCGCATGCCCAAGGGACATAGTTTTGCCGAGGAGCGCTGGCGCGAGCGGCTCATCTACGTCGGCTGGCACAATGTCACCGAAGAGATCAAGCGCCTCGGGGCGATCGAGCACAATTACTCGGAGCTGGTCTGCGCCTCCGGGGTGCTGCGGGCGATCAACAAAGGCCTGCGGATACAGCTGCAGGTCGACCTCAGCCGGCGCTAGCCGCGCTCGGGTTCGCGCTCCTCCAGGCTGCGCGTCACCTCGCGGATGCGGGCCGCGCCGATATAAGCGCGCAGCTTGGCGGCAACGGCGTCGAGCGCGCGCGCCTCGCGGTGCAGCTGGTCACACTCCACCGTGCTGTCGCTGGCGAGCCATTGGTCGTAGTTGTCCTTGCGTACCCCAGCGAAGGCCTCGGCCAGCGTGGGGTCACCCAGGAGGCGCTGCGCGGCGAGACCGCGCTGCAGGAGGTCGCTCAGCGGCGGCGGCTCCAGGGCCGGGTCATAGACCGGCACGGTCGGATTTGCGTCTGCTATCAAGCCGAGCCTGATTTTGACAGCAGACAGCCAGCTCATGCGCCCGCCTGGGGCTGCGCGGCCTGGAGGTTCGCCTGATGGATGGCGAGCTGGTGCGCGTTGTCGGCCTTCATCTTCTCGATCGCGAGGCTGTTGGCGGCCTTCAGCTTCTCGATCTCCATCTCGTTGTTGGCCTTCAGCTGCTGGATCGCGAAGTCGTGCGCCAGCTTCTGCTGATCGAGGCCCTTCTGGTGCTCGGCCTGCTGGCCGGCGAGCTGCATCTCCTGGCCCGCCTTCTGGCTGGCGAGCTGCTGCTGGTGCCCGGCCTTCTGCTCGTTGAGCTGCTGGTCGTTCGCCGCCTTCTGCTTGTTGACCTCGATCTCGGCCTGGGCCATCGCCATCGTCGCCTGGGCCTGCGGGTCAGGCTTGGGCGGCTGCGGCGGCCCGGTGACCGAGGGCGGCGGCGGCACGGTCGGGTCGGTGACCGCGAAGTTGGTCTTGAAGCCGGCGTTCTCCGATAGCCGGCCGACCGTCTCATAGATGTTCTTGGCGTAGACCAGCGGCCCCTGCATGCCCTGCTGGCCCATGACGATCTGCTGCTGGACGTTCAAGAGAGCCATCAGGTGGCTCATAATTTGGTCCTTATTGCCCGTGCCGAGGCCGACGCTCACGGTCACGGTCATGTCGTTCTTCCACTGCGCCGGGTCGGCCTGCAGCGGCGCACCAGACACGCGAATGATGCGCTCCTGCTGCTGGTGCTTCTTCACGAGGCCGAGGATGCCGCGCACGAGGTTCTGCACCGCGAAGGCGAACAGCCGGGCGATCAGCTCGACCCTCTGGGCGGCGGCCTGCTGGATAAGCGAGACGCCGGTCGCCGTCTTGTTGAGGTCGTCGGGGTCGAGACCCTGGTTGTGCCGCGAGATGCCGGTGCGGACCTCGGCGGTTTGATCCATGTACTCCACGAGGCCCTGAGCCTTCTCGGCGACGAACGGCGTCACCAGGGGCATCACGCCATCGGGGGTGCGGGTGCGGACGATGCCGCCCGGCTTGGAGGTCAAGAGGTCGTCATAGGTCTCGTCGGTCGCCGCGCTCTCGACCACAAGATGACGCGGGTTATTCGTCAAGTATATGTTGTCTAACATTTGCCTCAGTAGTGTGGACTTGATGCGCTGCAAGTCCATCACAAGATCAGCAACAGACATCCCGACCAATTTGTGTGGTATTGGCACCGGGCACAGGAAGTCGAACGGGACCTCGTCCACCTCCTCGACGTCCGGCTGGCCGTTCTTGGTCAGCACGACCGCTGAGCGGTTAACGGTGGTGACCTTGAGCAGCTCGGCCAGCCCGTCGCCATCCCAGTCGGCCTGGATGTAGTTCTCCTCGACCCACAGCGTCCGCATCGGCGTGTCGGTGCGGTCCTCGCTGTAGGGCATGTCGTCGTCGGGCAGGTAGCGCTGGATGCGCTCGGCGTTGAAGTCCTCGACGTTGGAGTAGTTGACCTTCTCCAGGCACTCTTGGTCGTAGCCTTGCTGCAGCAGGGCCGTCACCGTGCTGGCCTGCCGGTGGCACAGGTAGGGGATGTTGTCGCGGGTCGAGCGCCGGCTGAAGAGGATTTCCTCGGGCGGGACATTGCGCAGCTTGATGCGGCCCTGCTTGCGGGTAACGCGCACCTTGCAGTCGTACAGCTTGGGGCGCGGCTGGCCGGGCATGTCGGGGATCGGCTGCGGCGCGTCCTCACCGATGCCCGAGGGCGTCGGGGCGTCGTAGGAGCGCTCCTCCAGTATCTCGACCTTGGCGCTGGCGTTCGGGTCGTTGAGGTCGCGCAGCTTGGCCGCGTACTCGTCCTCGGTCAGCCCAGTGAAGGTGTTGGTCTCGCGGACCTGCTCCTCATGCCACCAGCGCTTGACCCAGCCCAGTTTCATCAACAGGCCGTCTTTGAACCAGTCGTGCAGGATGAGGAACCCGTCGTTATCCACGTTGAAGATGTGGTTGACGTAGGCGGTCGCCTGCCGGCCGGCCTCCTCAGGGTCCATTGGCGGCGGCATGCCGGGCGGTGTCGGCGGCGGCGTCATCGTCGTCCGCACCGGGGCCAGCTCGGCGATTGTGTCCGACGCCGTGAAGATGCGCAGCAGCGCCGGCAACACCCACTCCACCGTCTCCAGCACGGTCAGCATGACGACCTTGGAGCGGTTCTGCCCTGGCGGCGGGTCGGCGAACTCCCGGCCCTGGTAGTAGCTCATCGCCTCCAGGCGCTCGTTCGACAGCTTGCCGTTCTCGTTGCCGATCGCTTGGTTCATCTCGCGACGCACCAAGTCCTGCAGCTCGTCAACCGGCATGCGCTTCTTGGGGTCGCGCCGGCTGAAGCGATCCGAGCGGATGTATTCGGACGAGCTGAACAGCCCGTTATCCAGAGGGGGCATCGGCGTGGCTATTCGCTGGGGCGTCAGGGAGCACGCGCGGCGGCTCTACAGGGGCCTTATTGCGGAGCAGGTTGATCTGGCTCTGCAGGCTCCCGACGCGCATCTCCAGCCGCTGGAGGCGCTCTACAAGGGGGTCGCCCTTGATGAGCTGCTCCAGGGCCTCGATGCGCCGCAGAGCGTCGCGCAGGAGCTGCGCGTCGGCCATGCTCATTTCTTGGCGCGCTCTTGGTGGTCGTGGTGCTCGTGGTGCTCGTCACGCGAGCGCTGGCGCGCGGGTGGCGTGCCGTCCCAGTCAGGCGGGACGAGGCCCTGCTCGACCGCCATGTCGTACAGGCGAGCCTTCTCGTCCACGACGGAGTAGTCGCTCATGCTCTCCTCCTTAGGATGCGGTGATGGTCAACGAGTTGCTCGCCGGGGCGGCGGTTGCGCCGGCCATGTTGCGAGCGGTGACGATGCAATCGACCGCCTTGGTGACATCGGCGGCCTTGGGCGTGTAGGTCGCCCTGGTCGCGCCGGGGATCGCGGCGGCGGCGGCGCGCCATTGGTAGCTGTAGCCGCTGGCGATGCCGGTCCCCATGTTGTTCCAGTTGCCGTTGGTGACGCTCAGCTCCTGGCCGCACTTGGCACTGCCGGTGACGGCGGGGGTCGAGGTGCTGACCGGCAGGGGCGTGTTGGCCCGGCCGTTCTCCATCATCGTGGCGAAGTCACTCATGGGTTTTTCTCCGCGTAAGCGTGCTGCTCGTCGGTGCGCTTATCGAGCTGGCCGACGATCCGCCGTCCCAGCCGCCAATCGTCCAGCTCGGGGTGCCTCTCGATCAGCTCGGAATAGCCGTGCCGGCTCATCAGCAGTGTCGGTTTGAGCGTTTCGGGCGGCTCAAGCCCCTTCAGCGGCACGCATCGCGTCGGCCCCCAGGTATCGTTGAAGGTCTCGACCTTGTGCTCACGGATAAAGCGATCAGCGGTCAACCACCCGCCGATCCTGACGAGGCGGGGCCAGTCGTGTTGCACCAGCAGCAGCGCATGCACGTCCCGCTTGAGCGGCCAGCAGTAATTGCCGTTCAGCAGATGCGGGTCGGGGTAGAACTCGCTGGCCTTAACACTGACGCCATAGCCGGCGACAACGATGTCGTACCCGTCATCGGGGCGGCCGATGATCGGACGTACCGGCACCTCGTAAGCCTTGGCAGCATAGAACTCGCCGGCAAAACCTTTAATATTCGCCAAGACCGTCTGGGTCGCTGGATTGGCCGATTTGCGGCGGTCGCGCATTGCCGCCTCGTAGATCGCGCGCCCTATCTCTTCGATGTATTTGATCTCGTCCTCGGTCGGCCGAAAGACGAGCTGCACCTACACCACGGCGAGGTCGGGATACTTGATCGGCCGCACGCTGCCGGCGTTGCGGACGTTCGCCAGGGCGAAGTAGCGGATCGCGTCGGCCGCGTGGCTGGTCCAGTCGTGCAGCGGCCGGTCGCTGTAGGTACGCAGCGCCTCGTTCCAGCTCCTCCGGTAGTTCTGCAGCGCGCTGATCCCGCGCGCGCACTTATCGATGTCGAAGTAGGCGCGCGGCAGGATCATCCGCACCGCGCTGATGCCGTCCTCGATGCTCTGGCGTGGCACCACGGTGGTGCGGAAGAAGCCGAGCTGGCGCAGGACCTCGATGCGGCTGCGGCCGGTGCCCAGCTCGCGGGCCTCGGCGTCGTGGGGCAAGATGTGTTCGCCCCACTTCCAGTTCCGCTTGTCCAGCTCGCGCGTGTACCAGTCGAGACCGACGCCCGAGTTCTCGATGTAGTCGATAAAGCGGATTTCCTGGCCGACGAGCTGCACGCACCAGATCGCGGTCGCGTCGCCGATCCCCAGGTCCCAGGCGGTATGCACCGGCACGGTCGGGTCGTGCAGCACCTTGGTGATGCGGCGGTCCTTCTCGCAGGCCTCCATCAGGGTGCCGTAGAAGGACCCCATGACGCCGGCATCGAACGAGACGAGGTACTCCTGCCGGTAACGCGCCTCGCCGTCGTCGGGGCCGTACTCGCGGATCAGCTCGCGGTGCTCGATCTCAAGCTGCTCGGGCGTGAAGACCGGCGTCTCGGTCGCCGGCAGCTGCTCGGCGAACCATGCCGGGTCCTGCCGGGCCGCCTCGTAGAAGGTGCTCGCGTGGTTGCGACCGCGCGGCGTGGTGATGAAGAGCGCCCAGCCGCCGTTCTCGGCGAGGATCGGCCGCAGGTAGCCCCAGGCTGAGGGATCGGCGAGGGCGAACTCGGAGAAGACGACGCCAACCGGCGGGCTACCGACGAGGCTGTTGTAGTTGTCCGAGCCGACGAGCTGCCAATGGCTGCCGTTGCGAAACCGGATTGCCATGTCGGTCTCGCGCGTGCTCTCGCGCGCCCGCACCGGGAAGGCCTCGTTGATCCGGCGCATGCCGGTGTGCGGGTTGACCGCGTCCCACACTGCTTTCCTGGCCTGCGACGCCTCGGGCAGCATGTGCCAGTAGACGCCAACGCGGGTCATCGCCGCCGTGGCGGTCCAGTGCAGGCACACCTCGTCCTTGCCTGCCCGGCGGTGCCATATGGCGACGGCGCGCTTGCCGCCTCGCTCTAGGTATGCCCAGAGCTTCTTCTGATAGGACCGAGGTCGCCAGCCGTTGGCTGGGACGACGATCGGCCCGTCTTGGTCGAGCGTTAGGAACCTTTGGGTTTGGTCTCGGGCGGCGGTGTCGGCGTGTTGGTGACGCCGAGGGCGGCCAGCTCGTCGTTGATCCGCTTCATCTGGTCCTGCAGCCAGTGCTGCACCTGATTGATCACGTTCGGCGGCATTGCCTCGGTCACCATGATGTTGACCGCCATCATCGGCGGCGGCGGCGGGCCGCCGGGGGCGGGCAACGGAGCCATCGCGACCGGCAACGAGCCGATCGAGAAGGCCGACATCGTGCCGCCGGCATCGAGGTTGGCGAGGGCCTGCTGCACGAGCTGCTGCTCGGCGCGCAGCGTGTTGATCTTGGGGATGTCGTCATAGTCGCTCATGGGCGCGCCTCCACGGCGGCGAGACGCTCCGATAGCTCGCGCACCGCGTTGATCAGGGCATAGGTCAAGGGTTCTGGGTGGAGGCTAAGCTGATCCGGCAAATAGGGGTCGTCACCGCCGTAGCGCGGCATCCTGTGGGTCGGGCGCACGCACTCGGGGATAAAGGGCTGGGCGTCCTGCGCCGTCAGCCCATAACGCAGCTCACCGTCGTCGGTGGTGTTGCCAAGGCCGTTGTAGCGGTAGCTGACCGGCTTCAATTTGACGAGATCGGCAAGACCGCGCGTGTACGGCTCGACATCGCGTTTGGTGCGCGCATCCGACACGTTGGCCGCGCTGACGTTGCCGGTCTGGTAAGTGTTGCCGTTGACCTCGTACCACGGCGATGTGCCGCCGGGTGCCCAAAAGATAAAAGCGCCGTCCGAGCCGCGCCACTCAAACCGCCAGCCGTCCGACGTGAAGTTGATGAAGCAATTCCCGCTGCTGTCGGCGGTGAGGTAGAAATTCGCGGCGTTGTTGTAGCTGGGCCAAAGCGTGCCGTTACATTGGACCCCGCTCGCGTTCACCGAAAGGAAGTTACCGCTGCCATCGGCATCGCGCGCCTGGAAGCGATGGTTGGTCTGGCGGTAGTAATTCGTCTGGTCACTGTTGTTGCCGAGATAGATCGCGGTTTGCGCGTTGTTGTCGAACACATGGGTGTAGCCGGCGTTGAGGCCATCGCCGTAGAGGACGACTGAATTGTTGAGGTAGAGGTCGCCGGCGGCATCGACCCCCCAACGCTGCACTCCATTGGTGTCTTGCAGGTAGAAGCGGTTATTTCCGGTGCCGAGGTGGACAACGAAATTGGCGCTGTCGGCGTAGATGAAGGGACCGCCGGTCGAGTTGACGTTGCCGGTGCCGCTGGAGAAATAGACGTAGGGGCCGGTGAGGAACAGGTTGGCGCAGTCAAAGCGCCCGTTGTTATGCATCGAGAAATAGCCATCAGGTCCGCCCGAGACCCCGGCACGGATGCCGAGAGTGCCGCCGCCCGCGTCGTAGATGTAGTGGTCGGTGCCGTTGATCGAGAAGTTGGCAGCCCCCAGCGACCCGGCCATGCTGACATTGCCGCCCGCGACGTTGAGGCCACCTGCCGTGATGACCAGCCCGTTCTCCATCGAAACGGTGCCAGTGCTCAACTGGACGTGGAACGGGCGCAGCGAGTTGTACCACCCGTACTGGTCACCGCTATTGGTGAACAGCAGGTAGAAATTTGACCCGTCATTGAACCAGAACGCGCCGTAGTTACCCTGCACCGCGCGGAAGGCGATGTTCTGGGTGCTTTGAACCTCAGCCGCCGACCTTATGTAGCCTTGGGCAATGACGCTACCGGCGCTATCGATGGTCAGCCGGTCGCCGTTCGCGTTGGAGTAGAGGCGAGCGATGTTCGCGGTGACGTACCACTCCCAGTAATTGCTGCCGCTGCGGTCAGCAAAGCTTAGTCCGGCGTTTGGGCCGGTGCTGGAGACCGTGTAGGGGGTAGTGAGGCCGATGGTGCCATCGAGCCTCAGCAGCAGCACCGGAGCGCTGCTTGTATTGCCAAAATCGTAGATGTAGAGGCCGCCGGTCGAGCCGCCATCGCGGTTGACGAAGAGATCGACCTCGCCACCGCCCGCGCTGTAATTCCAAGCGACGCCCATCGCGCCGCTGTTCGCCAGCCCGTTAAACGCGCTGTCGATCTGCGCCCAGGTATCGCCGCCGACATTGAGACCGCCGAGCCGCGCGTGGTTGGCCTGTACAAGGCTGTTGGGGACGTAGAGATTGCCGGTGAGCGTACCGCCGGTCAGGGGCAGGTAGTTGCCAAGCTGGCTGGCGTTGGCGAGTTGGATGCCGGTCGTACCATCGACGCTAAAGACGAGGTTCGCGCCACTCCAGCCAAAGCGATAACGATGGGTGTTGCTGTTGTCGCTGCCGCCGCCGGTAAAGGCGGAATAGCCGACGCCAGTGCCGCCAGCGATGACCTGACCGACTGTCGTCAGGTTCCCGGCGCTATCGATGGTCAGCCGGTCGCCGCCGCCCGCGCTATAGAGCCGCGCGAGGGTGCCGGCACCGCCGTCCGCGTACCACGCCCAATTCGCCCCAGAGGTGCGGTCGGCGAAGAAGTAGGCCCCGCCCGCCCCTTGGGTCTGGATTTGAGCGTTGACCGCCAGCGCGCCGGTCAGCGTCCCGCCTGTGAGCGGCAGATACGGCCCCCCGGCCGGGGGTGCGGTCAGCCAGGGAGCGGTGGTATTCCACTGCTCGGCGGTGTGGTCCCACCAGCAGAAGCCGTCGTTGCTTGGGGTCGTATAGAGCGGCGTCGCCGCCAGCGAACCGGCGATCGGCGTGCTCATCCAAATGCTGCGCAACCGGGGTTGCGTGCCGTTGTTGGTGAGAGCAACATGTCGCGAAACCTGTGGGGAGGCACCGTTGGCAACGAGGCGCTACCGCATTCACTTCGTCGCGACCTTCGATCAGGTCGTGGATGCCGAGACCATTTGGGAGGCGCAGAAGATCGCCTGGGAGCTGGAGAAGATGCCGTCGATCGCCCTGGCGTCGTCCGAGGGCATCGCCTGCCGCTACAACCACATCACCCACGAGACGACAAACCCGGCGGGGGAGGCAGAGGATGTCGCTTGACGTTGTCAACTACGCGCGCGCCCGCAACGAGCACACCCACTCGCGCCGCCTGGAGTATCGCCGCCGGCTGGCACGCATCGAAGAGGAGGCGGGCCAGCCGGCAAAGGCGGCAACGCTGATCGAGCAATCGACCCAGGAGACCATCGCCCAGGGCGGATTGCTCAAGGTCGGGCCGCAGATGGCCTTCCTCACGGGTGCGCTAATGCGGCTGACCAAGGATATCGGCGTCCTTGAGCACCTGCAGAAGCTGGCCGACGCCGAGCACCAGCTCTTCAAGCTTCCCAAGGTGAAGTGATGGACAACGACGACGCCAAGCACCTCCTGCTGCAGATACGCCGCATGTGCCTGGAGCACTATCCGTACAAGCCCGGCGACGAGGTCCACCTGACCTATTGCAGCGCCTTTGGCTTTATCGCCGGCCTCGCCAGCGAAGCCCTGCAGGCGGTCGCCCAGGGCCGGCTGGCGCATTTCGATCTCGATCGCCTGCAAGGCTGGGATGACGCGGTGGTGGCGCTCAGTAGACTGCAAGCTGCCGATGCTAGCCAGCACACGCCGCAGACGTTTGCGCTATGGCTCGCCGCTAACAAGCCGCGCCGGATCAGCGAATGAAACTCACAAAAAGGAGTGAAACCATGACCAAGGACCAAGCGACGCCGATTTACGTGCGTGTCGAGAGCGCGATGCGCGCCCTCAGCAACGCCAGCGCGCTGATCGAGCCGCATGACGAGGACACCGTCGATCAGGAGATCGCCGAGAG